GATGACTCCAGCGGGCATGATGTCCCTCCTTCAAGGGCTTTGAGAGCGCCCTTGCGGGCATGACAAAACCCCCACCGGGTTCGATGGGGGCTGGGGTGCGCGGTAGCTCCGACGCGCGGTCTAAGGGGTGGTCCGCATACGGGTGCGAACCGTGAACGACGCCAAATCGGCGCGGGTCTTCGTGTCACGCGCATCCAACACACCCGTGCCGGGCAGGACACACGCCACACCGGGAATCACCTGCCCGAGCAACTGTGCCATCGCCCAATGCGCGTAGGTACGATCGCGGCCCGAGGTCCATGACGTGACCCGGATTTGTGGTGACGTGGCCACGGGCCACAGGTTCATCGGGCCCGAATCATCGGCCACAACCAGCGCCGGGGCAGCGCCGAGTTTCCAGCCGTCGGGCACTTCGAGGACCACCCGCAACGTGGGATGATCCGTGGCCGCCCGCGCCTTCAACCAATCCTTGACGAGTTGGGCGCCATCGACGGGGATCACTTCGACTGGACCTCAAGGCCGACCTTCGCCGCGGCCTTCGTCAACACGCCCAATGTCGCCTGCAACTCGGCAGGAACAGACACCGACGCCGCCGCACGGTCAGTGGTGTACTCGTCCACCGACACCGCATCATCGTCGACCAGGCTGCGCGCCTCATCCGCGATCCGCCCGGCCAACTTGTTGACCTGCTCGGCATAGTCCTCTTTGAGGATGCGGCCGATCTCCTTACGATTCAGGCGCACCGGACTGAACGACATCAAGCCTCCCCGCGGGTACACAGCACCTCAACCAAACCGCGGCCGAGATCCCACTCGTTGACGACGATCTGATAGCGCTGACCGCGCACCGTGAGCTCATCGGTGTTGACCAAATCAACACCACTGGTGAAGTACACCGTCAACGCCACCGACAGGCCCTCATGGTCACGGGCGGTCCAGCGTGACGACGCACCAGGAGCAACCTTGCGCGCCGTGAGCGCCGTCGAGGTGACCGGAATAAGCTTCCCGTCCTCATCCCGGCCACCACCACGATGACGCGTCACCGACTCCATCAGGGCCCCGGAAGAAGCGCGTAGTGGTCGATCGTCGCCAGTTCATGCCGATCGAACAGCGATTCGCCGACGAAGTACTCAAACGGGCCGATCTTCTTCTCCCGCACATCACCGGGCGCCGGCAACCTGGTCGCCACGTCGGCGACCAGCGCCACCAGATCGGCGGGCACCGGATCGTATCCGTGGGTGAACGTGACCTCCACGGCCCGCCACCTGTCAGTCCATCGCCGGTCCTGGCGCAGCAGTCCGAGACTGGACCACTGCACCCGGTCGGTGATGTCGACGCCGTTCTCGACGACCGCGGTCACCGCAGTCAGATGCCCGGTCGGCAGGCTCAAAACACTGAGCCCATTGCCGTCGAATACCTCGGCGACCGTCGCCGCCGGGGCGATGTGCCAGCCACAGCGGGCCCGCACGTACGACGCCACCGCATCAATGCGGGTATCGGACGGGTCGGCGAGATAGTCGGAGTACTGCTCAGGTGTCAGCAGCGGCGGAATCGTCACCCGAGTCCACCTCCGCCTTCTCTGCGCGCTGCACCCGAGTGCGCGACCGCTTCTCGCCGGGCTCAGCAGTAGCTGCCTCGACGCCGGACAGGCGGGCCGCGGCGGCACCAACCGACTCGAACAGCGTGCGGCGCTTGGCGACACACGGATCGTTCTCGTCGAGCAGATCCCCGACACGAATGATCTGGGGAACGCCTTTGTGGTCGGTGTAGGTGAATGCCTCGATCGCACGCACAACAGCCATGAGTTCCTTCTCCTTTTGAGGATGGGGTGCATACCGGGGGCCGGAATGATCCGGCCCCCGGTAAGCAGTGATCAGGCCGAGGTGGCGACGTTGAGCACCTTGAAGGCGCCCGGGTCGACAACATTGGCACCGACACGGTAGTACGCGTACCAGCCGCGCTGACCGGTCGGACGCTGGTTACCGCCGAACAGGTGCGGGATGAACTCGATGCTCATGCCCACACGGTCGGCGATGACGTAGTTGTCGAAGTTGCCGAACGCGAGAACAAAGTTGTCCTCGGTGGCCGCGGCGTTGATCACGCCGTCCATCGCCTCAGCCTCACCGACCGGACGCCCCAGCAGCTGTGCCGGACGATCGTTGCCGACGCGCTCCCACAACCCCGCGCCGCCCGACGAATCGAACTGCCGGATGCGGTTGTAGATGAGGTTGTTCGCCAGCCACGACGCGTTCGCGCGGTGACGTGCCGGAAGCGCACCCTGAACCGAGTACACGTCCGCCAGGGCGAACGTCTCCGCGGTGGCCGGGGCGTGCTCGGCCGACGTACCGTCCAGGGCGGTGATCAGACCCGTGGGCTGCGTAGTGCCATTGCCGGTGATGAACGCCGCCGCCTCCAGCTGGTCCTTACCGAAGGCGAGGAGACGCGCAACCTCAGCGGTCACGTTGGCCTCATCCTCCAGGGCCTCGATCGAGATGGGCACGAACCCGGCAGCCTTGTACAGGTCGACGGTCGGCTGGGTGAACGTGGTGGAATCGTCGGACACCTGATCGGCCTCCGCGTCCCACGACCACGCCACCGCACCAGATGCGACACCGTGCCACTTGTCGCCGGTGGCAACCACCTGACGGGCGAACTGGCGGATGTCGTTGCGCGAACCCGCCGAGGTGATGATCACAGTCGGATCGAGCTGGAACGGCACCAGGTAGCCGCCGTTGGCGTCGGTCAGCGACATCGCACGCATCTCATCGAGAGCACGCGACTCGTCATCGGTCAGCGAATGGGACTGGTTGCGTGCCATCTTCGACCACGCCCGCAGATAGGCGGGGCTGGAGGTGACCAGCGCCTGACGGGCCAGCGAACCGTTCTTGTCGTCGAAGTTCTCGATGATCGTGGTCGCCGCCTGACGCACCTTGTCGTCGGCGCCGGCCATCTTCTCGATCGCCGACAGTGCGCGGGCGCGTAGCTCCCCGGCGACCTCGGCAGAGCCGCGGCCGAAGGTGCGGACCTCCCGCAGATCCCACGGGTTGCGGAATCGGCAGTCCTCCACCGAATCGGGTTCGAGGATGGCGTCGCGGTCGTAGTCCGAGCCGCGCTCGGTACCGACGCCGGAGCGGTCGATCTTCAGCGTGGCGGGCTTGCCGATGCGTTCGGCCGACTTCGCGACCCGCGCGAGTTCGGCGGCACGCTCCAGGCGGCCCATGTGCTCAACGAGGGAGTCGAACTCGACGCCGAGGTCACGGAACTCCGCGTTCTCCTCATCGGTCGGGTTGTCGAGCTCGCCGATCTGCTCCATGCGGGCATGGACTTCGTCGGCCCGGTTGCGGGCCTGGCTGTAGGTGAGGGTCGGCGCGGTGCGCTTCTCCTCGTCGATGATGTCGGTCATGATCGTTCTCCAATCGAACGTAGGAACAGCAGTTGCGTGCGCTGGTTACGGAGCTTGAGCTCCCTGTCGCCCAGCACCGCAGGGACGGACGGGCGCTCACCTGCGGCCCCCGCGGGGGTGGTGGTGGGCTGCGCGTCATCACGCGGCGACTCCATGGGGAAGTCATCGCGGGCGTCCTGGCGCTCTCCTACGACCGGTTCGGCGGTGGATCGCTGCGAGGAATCGGCAGTGTCCGCGAGGAACACCGCCTCAGCGAGCAGTCGACGCTGCTCGGGGTCATTGAGGCGCCCCAGGTCGATCACTTGGGAACGCACCGACACCGAGGTGTCGGTATAGGCGGGCCACACGACGGGCCCGATCTCGGGCACCTTCAGCTCCTTGAGTGTGCGCACCGGCAGTTCGTCGTCGGGCACATCCTCGAAGCGGGTCGTGCGAAGCGCATCCATCAACGCTTCTTCGGTGTTGATGACTTTGCCGTCGTGGGTGTGCCACTGCTCGCGCACAACACCGAACCGGAAGGACATGCCGTCAATGGCACCCGCGGCGATCGCATCCCGCACGGGTTGCATCAGCCAGTTGTCGAACATGCGGGCCACGACGTGGGCGCCGCCCTCAGGTGCGAGGTCGGGGTCCACTTCTTCGGCGATGCGCACCAGCTTCGCGATGGGGATCGACCCGATAGTGGGGTGGTGGCCGTGATCGAACTGGATGCGCGGCGGGGATTCACGGAAGCTGCGGCGCATCGCCCCGGGTGCGATGCGCTCTCGGAACCGGCCCTCCCACGAGTCGATGATCGTGTCGCGGTTGAACACCGCGCCATAGCCGTCGAGGGTCAGCCCATCGCCCTCGTCGTCGTTGTCGTCGGCGCGCAGCACGAACGGTGCCTGTCGGCGCACGCCGTCGATGGGTGGACGGGTGACTTCAATTGTCGTCATCGTCGTCTCCTTCATTGGGTCTCGGCGACGTGTGGTTCGAGCCGTCTGGGTTCTGCACGGTCACCGGCAACAGGCCCAGATGATGGACGGGGGGGGAGTCCTGCGACATCGAGACTCTGGTCGGGGTCAAAACCCGAGCGCACCAGCACGCCCACGGTATTTGCGCGTTTTGCCGTGTCATCGGCATCGTTCGGAGCAGGGCTCGTGTCGCCAGACGCGTCGACCGTGCTGCCGCCGGGGGCCTGTAGTTGGACGCTGTAGAGGCCGGTGTGCTGTAGCAACCGGTAATCCCCGGCCTCAACGGCCTTCACCACCGATTCGGGAGTGAACCCCGCAGTGATCAAACCGGCGATGGTTGTGGCGCGCGCCCCCTGAATCTCGGCGGCATCCTTCTCGTCTTCCCGCAGGAACGGCACATTGTCGGCGTCGTACCACAGCCGCACGTCAGTGCCATCGCCAGGAATCTTCAACAGGTGCTCCATGCATCCGGCCAGGTTCTCCCACAGCGGATGCGCGGTCCCATCAGCCAGGCGCCGGCGCGCCTGCGAATAATTCGAATATGTCGAGGCCTCCAAACCCTCCGACAGTCCGACGATCACCGGCGGCACACCAGCAGCGGCGGCGATACGGGTTTCACCGCCGCCGCGCACCGACTTGAAGTCGATGTCCTTCAGGTTGGATCCGACCGGTGTGGCATCCGCACCGGGGTACAGGTGCAGCGTCTTGTAAGCGTTGCTCACGCCGCCGTGCTTGGCGTTCATCTGCTCGGCCCACCGGCGCACCTTCTCCTCGTTGGCCGCCGGATCATGCTTGATCACCATGTTGACGGTTGCGCCGTTGTCGAAGAACTTGCGTTGATGCCGGGTCATCGCCTGATCGGCCTGGATCTCACGCAGGATCGGCGTCAACCACGACATGCCGCGGTACGGGGCGAGCGGATCAGGGATGGGGGCGAAGTGCGCCACCTCATCCGCCAGGAATCCGACCGGATCGGCGCCGGTCATCCCGCCGCCCTCGGTGTACACGTACCCCTCTTTGCGCCAACCGATCTGGCCGCGTCCATCAGCCATCATCAGCGGGACGACCATCACATCAACCCAGTCGGGCCGTAGGCGCACCAGCTCGCCGCCCTGGCGCACCCAATACGAGTTACCGGCCAGATCGGCGTCCTGGATCATCCTCGACAACATGTCCTGTGTTGTGCCCCCAACCCAGGGGCGTTCCAAGATCCGCAGATCGCGGGTGCCGAAGAAGTCGGATGGTTTGTTGTCGCGCAACCGCTGCCACCGGAATCGCACCGACGAGAACACCAATTGCCGAACCATCATGCACGCGAACACCGGGCCGTTCGCCGCATACACGTTCTGGGCGAGCGCCGCATATCGCTGCGGCGACCGGATCGTCGCTTGACCGCCGAGTGTTTGCTGTACCGCCCCCAGGGCGAGCCCGCCACCGGCGTATGCGTCCGACAACCACTGTGCGTAGTCATCGACGGTGTACCGCTCCTCGGTGGGAGTGTGGCTCTTCCAGCGGGTAAGTAGGTTCACCGGCCGTCCTCAGGGTCGTACAGCACCACCGCGCCGACGACAGCAGACACACCCGCCACCAGGAGGGCCACACCAACACTCCACAGCAGGAAACACCCCACGACCACAGCCGCCACACCACCAACGGCGAGGGCAATCGACTTCACTCGAAGAACCCCCAAACATCAGTCTCGGCAGGCGCATCGTCGGCCTGCA